TACTAACACTTGACAATTGCCACTACGATTTAAACACGCTGCCAGAAGAAGTAGATGACATGCGTTTTGCCATACTGGACAACAGTGATCCAGCCAATCCTGATTATCACTACATACCCTTAATCTTTTTAGAAAGCTTTAACTCGCCGGCATTGGTATTACAAATTGGTGATTACACTATCAAGATGCCCATGGATTGGCGCATGTTGATTGGCGAACCTGATTCAGGTGATCTAGAAGTTATACCTTTAACCAGCATCAACGATCGTGGCTTCAAGGCATTTCAGTTCAATCCGCTAAGTAGTTTTAGTCCAACTTTTCCTGCCATTGAAATAGTAGACGTCTATCACGACGTGGCATGGTACAGTCCCAAATTAAAAAATGGACAGATGCTGGCAGTGCCTTTGAACGATGAACCCAAGCCCGACTGTGTTTATTTTGTCAAGGACATTAGCCGCAACTGCGAAATAGTTGACTATTCAAAGGCCTGGTGATATGAAACAGCAATACCAAGACAACGCAACAGCCCCAAAAATTCGGGCAATGACCACAGAAAAGAAAGACTCTTCCATAGACAAACGAGTGCGAGAATTGTCAGACATCGTGCAATCACAACAACAGGTGATTGACAGGATGCACAGAGATATAGTACGCTTACGAGTAGCCCTTAACGAGGTATCAGCGAGGATTAAATGAGCAATGAAACAGCAAAATCAGTGCGTGGTCGCAGGCTACTGCAAAAAACTAGGCATATTGCTAGACAAGTTCGTATTAGAAAGGCCCATAAATTTCCCAACCCTACCAAAGATGGTCGCACAGAAAAGCCACATCGTTATCACAAGCTATCTGGCGTAACTTGCGGTGATAGTCGTTGTGCCATGTGTGGTAATCCACGCAAGTTTTTTAAAGAAAAGACCATGCAAGAAAAACGATTTGATCAAGACATGGATAATGTACGTGATCGTCACAGCAACGGAACAACACCTGACAATGAGTGATAAACTAAACATTGCCAATGAGATGCGACAGCTGGATCTCAAGAACAGAGACTTTTACAACGAACTCACGCCCGAAGAGCGCAAGAAGTTTTCGAACTATCTCATGATCAGATGGGGATCCGCAGTTCAAGGCAGCAGGGAACTGCAAGAATATTATGTGCAAAGTTGCAATCACTATTTCAACAAACACTTTTTTAGTATCAACAAGCATCCAGGACTGCAATGGTTATGTGCCACAGCAGTGAGTCCCGGAATGGGCAGTCACAGACATCAATGGATCAGTCCCAAGAAAAAAGAAGGCGGTGCTGGCACTGTTCGCAAACAGTTGGCAGAACTGTATCCTGACATGAAAGACGATGAGCTGGACCTGCTGGCCAAAATAACTACCAAAAAAGAACTAGACGAATACATTCGAGATCACGGCAACGAAACTAAAAAATGAAATATGAGTGTCGTTACTGCAAAAAATCTTTTGTGAGAGAAAACACACTGGCAGTGCATGTGTGCGAACAAAAGAAACGCTATCAAAGCCAAAACGAAACAGGAGTCCAGATTGGACTCAATGCGTATCTGCTGTTTTACGAACAGTCACAAGGTAAGGCTAAAAAGACATTTGATGACTTTGCTGCCAGTCCATACTATCGCGCATTTGTAAAATTTGGACAGTACTGTGTCAGCATCCGCGCCATCAACATACCGCAGTTTACTCGATGGTTATTAAAGAACAACAAGAAGATTGATTACTGGTGCAGAGATTCAGTGTATGGAGAATATCTCGAAGAGCATCTAAGGGTAGAAAATCCCATGGATGCTCTACAACGAGCCATAGAGTACAGCATCAGATGGTCTGAAGAAACTGGAAATCCGCCGCATGATTATGTGAGATTTGGCAATGACAATGCTTTGTGTTATGCTGTCACTACAGGTAGACTCAGTGCTTGGGTGTTGTATAACTCCGCTGCTGGGCAAGAGTTTTTAGGCAGGCTCAATGCAGAACAAATTGCCATGATATGGCCCTATGTGGACACAGACTTTTGGCAAAAGCGATTTCGCGATTATCCCAGTGATGTCGAATACATTAAAAACATACTCAAACAGGCAGGATGGTAATGAGCGCAGACATTGACATTGACTTACCAGATCGTGCTGCCTTGTTGCAGTTGATAACACATACCGCAGCACAACAACTGGTGCAAGGACAGATACGTAGGCACAACTCCGGTGTGTATGTGACTGCAATACCGCGCGATCCCATCAACGATTGTGCTGCCATTGACTATGAAACAGCCGAACAGAGAGGTTATTTCAAGATCGATTTCTTGAACATGAATGTGTACAAGTTGATTCGCGATCCTGCGCATTATGAACAAATGTTGGCACGAGAACCCACTTGGTCAAGATTATGGACAGACCCAGCGTGGGCCAGCCAGTTGGTTCATGTGGGGAATTATGCAGATTTGTTAGGGACCATGCAGCCAGATTCAATTCCCAGAATGGCAGCATTTATATCTATTATTAGGCCAGGAAAAGCACATCTGCAGAACAAGCCTTGGTCGGAAGTGTTTGCATCTGTTTGGGACGGCGATGCTTCACAGGGATTTGTGTTCAAAAAAGCTCATGCACTTGGTTACGCAATGCTGGTTGCACTGCACATGAATTTGCTGGAAGATTCAGCTACTCAACCCGTCGCACAAGTGTAATACTTTTGCGTTTGCTTTTTCTACGTGTTAAGTCGTTAAGGCTGCAGACTGGACCACAGAGAATATCCAGGTCTTTGTTGATAAATGTTCTGCGGTAGTGTCTGAATGGTTCCCATTCTGTTTTGAGAAAAATGTTGATGGGTACAGATCTATTGCTTTCCCACCACCAAACATTGGCCAGTTCTAAAAACAAATGTTTGAGCTCGGTGTCTTGTATATGTCCAAAGTCGTAAATAGTGGTGATATTTTCGTCGCGATTTTGTATGATACCCACATATTCCACGCCGGCATAGACACACAGTGACATAAAAGGGTACTTCTCAGTTAGTTGTTGTATTATGTTTATGCCCATAAATATTAAAGGAGATTTCTAATGTACGCGACCACTGCCTATTTATATCAACAAATTCAGAAGATATTATTGATTGACATCAGTGGCGCTTACTTTGACGCGAGGTGGGATCCAGTGTACGCTAAAAACTTAACTTTAAACCTAGGAGTTGACAATGTCCTCTTATTTCAATTTCAAAATCAAGATCAAAAGCCAGTAAACATATCCGGCGCCACTTTCACATTCCGTATCATCAGTCAAAATGGCCAAGACCTGTTGTTTGCCAAAGAAATGGTTGCGTTAAACGCAGCTACAGGAAGAGCCAAAGTCACTGTCACAGCCGAAGAAAGCCAACACTTCCAAGAACAACCTGCCAGTTATAGTATTGAAATCTCGTCCGGCGTGCTAGATCAAGCAGTGTTTACTGACGATCAAGCTGGTGCACGTGGTACTATTGACATTGTTAATTCGGTATTCCCGGCCTTTACAGCCAGCCAAATTTTAACAGTTCCTAGCCAAGCACCAGTGGGCAATGTTTATTATACCAGCACAGTGACCACAGACGGTTCTCCATTGACCACTTTCCAATTAGATACAGTGGACATTACCGGTAACATATCAGTACAAGGTGCAACCGCAGCTACAGCAAACACAGTAGAATGGTACAATGTTCCATTTGAAGACCTAAAAACTGGCAACATAATCAATCAGTTGGATCTCACACACAGTACTGAAAGATTGGGCATCAACGTGGCCGGGTATCATCCTTACATAAGACTAGAACTAAACTTCAGCAACGGCGAACTATCAGAAATACTTTATAGATGAAATTTAAAAAAATAGTGGGTTTTGGTGACTCATGGATTTGGGGCGACGAACTGTTGGACCCAGGCTTGGTCAATCATCCTCAAGCACATCCTGTAATACAAGAAAATACTGCTTACCGAGAAGGTCATTGCTTTCTGGGTCTATTGGGCAAACATTACGGCGTGCCAGTTGAAAACTTTGGCATCAACGGCGGCAGCTTGCAAAGCAGTATTTGGACTTATCTTTGGTGGTTAGAACACGAGCAATTGGATCCGCGAGACTGTCTTATTTTGGTAGGACACACTGATGCCAACCGGGTGAGTTTTTACAATCCTAACCATGTCAGCTATTACGGTGACCCGCCGTGGAATCGTTATGTGCATAGCCAATGGATACACAGTGGATTTGAAGAAGAAGATCGAACCTGGACACAGATGGTAAAAGCCCACACAGTATTAACTGACTGTGACCAACTGCACCGACTGAACTATCAGCAAAGCCTTCGATTCTTTGAAGGACAATACCACGCACTTAATCGCAACATCATGCAATTCTGTACCATTCAGGCTCCCATGATTGCCGAGGCCTGTAATTTGGCCTGGCCCGACCGTAGCCTAAATGCTTTTATCTACCCCAATGAACACTTGATGGCACCCAATGGTCATCCCAACGAAATCGGCCATCAACTTCTCCGCAACCTCTTGATAGAACAGATAGAAAGTGTTATACTAGCTAAATGCTAGATATTGTCCAATACCTTCCTGGAAAACGCAAACAATCCTCATCGGGCTGGATCAGCTTTAACGGGCCTTGTTGTGTACACAATGGCGAAAGCATGGACCGTCGGCAGAGAGGCGGACTCAAAAGTAGTCCAGAAGGTTGGAGCTATCACTGTTTCAACTGTAACTTTACAGCCAGTTTTATTTTGGGACGCAACCTCAGTTTCAAAGCACGTAAGTTATTGGGTTGGCTAAATGTGCCACAGGAAGAAATAGAACGCATCAACTTAGAAAGTCTAAAGCATCGCAGTATTGCAGGACTAATTGATGATCGTCAACGAACCGCTGCTGCCATACAAGATATAAGATTTGAAGAACGTGATATTGGTGGTGTTGAATTTGTAACACCTGAGCACACAGAAGTTTGGAACTACTTGCGGCGTAGACATGCACCTGTAGACTATCCGTTTATGATCTCAGCCACCGAAGGTGCAAGACCCGGAGTAATTATCCCGTTTACCTATAACAACACAGTGGTTGGGCACACCACTAGATTTTTAGATGATCGCAAGCCTGTGTGGTTAAATGACTTTCAGCCCGGCTATGTGTTTGGCACAGACCTGCAACACACAGCATGGCAACATGTGATTGTAGTAGAAGGTATTTTTGATGCTTTAAGCATCAGCGGCCTAGCACTCATGCACAACACAGTGAGTGATGCACAAGCAAGATTGATACGCACACTGGGCAGAGAAATAACAGTGGTACCTGATCAAGACAAACCTGGCATGGAACTGGTAGAACGTGCCTTGGAACTGGGCTGGGCAGTCAGCATGCCCAAGTGGTCAGATTGTAAAGACGTGAACGATGCCGTAATCAAATATGGTCAGTTGGCAACCTTGCTAACTATAATGCAATCAAGAGAAACCAGTCGAATCAAGATAGAAATGCGGAGAAAGCAAGTTGCTAAAAGAATATAATGTAGACGTGCAGCGTTTGTTTTTGGAGATGATGCTGTGCGATGCACAAAGCTATGTGCGTGTGCAAAACATCTATAATCCTGAAAACTTTGATCGTAATCTTAGATCAGCTGCTGAGTTCATCAAAGAACATTGCGAACAACATCAAACAATGCCGGATCGCGCACAGATATCAGCGGCCACTGGTGTAAAGTTACAGGAAATTCCAGACTTAAATGACGGACACTTTGATTGGTTCTTGGAAGAATTTGAAGCGTTTACTCGCAGACAAGAACTGGAACGTGCAATTTTAAAGTCAGCAGACCTGTTAGAGAAGGGCGAGTTTGATCCGGTTGAAAAACTAATCAAGGATGCTGTACAGATATCCTTGACCAAGGACATGGGCACTGACTATTTTGGTAGTCCCAGTGAGCGTATCAACAAGTATTTTAACTCAGGCGGACAAGTATCGACTGGTTGGCCACAAATGGATCGCTTGTTGTATGGCGGATTCAGCAGAGGCGAGCTAAACATTTTTGCAGGTGGTTCAGGATCGGGTAAGAGTTTGGTCATGATGAACATTGCGCTTAACTGGCTTACACAAGGACTCAGTGGAGTTTACATATCATTAGAACTTTCAGAAGAATTGTGCGCCTTGCGTACAGATGCCATGCTGACCAGTATGAGCACAAAGGACATTCGAAAAGACATATCGACCACTGAACTCAAAGTCAAGATGGTGGGCAAAAAAGCTGGTGAATATCGCATCAAGGCATTTCCGGCACAAAGTACCGTGAATGATATACGCAGCTACATCAAAGAAGTACAGATTCAAACAGGTATCAAGATTGACTTTGTGATGGTTGACTACTTGGACTTGTTGATGCCAGTTAGTGCCAAGGTCAGTCCCAACGACTTGTTTGTGAAAGACAAGTATGTTTCAGAAGAACTGCGTAACTTGGCCAAAGAGCTAGGCGTGTTGTTTGTGACTGCATCGCAGTTGAATAGATCAGCAGTGGAAGAAATCGAATTTGATCACAGTCATATCTCGGGTGGTATTTCAAAGATCAATACAGCAGACAACGTGTTTGGTATCTTTACTAGTAGAGCCATGCGCGAACGTGGCCGTTATCAAATACAATGTATGAAGTCGCGTAGTTCAACTGGTGTGGGACAAAAGATTGAATTAGAATACAACATTGAAACCATGCGCATTACAGATCCTGGCGAGGACACAACCAGTCAAGGTCCCAAGCCCAGCATCATGGATTCTATCAAGGCTCGCAGCACTGTCACACAATCCGACGATGACGACGAAGATACTCCCAAAGTCACTGCTGACATACAGAGCAGCAAACTCAAGCAGCTATTGGGCACAATTAAAAACACATGATCAGAGATTGAACGATGAAACAGTGTGTACTAATGCAGCATGGTTTAAGCATAGTGGGTACTCGAATTGGTACCTGCTGTTTCAATACGCAAAATCCCAAGGTCTATAAAAATCTCGACATCGACGAAACGCATTGTCGTGCTTGCATCGATCAAGAAACCAACGGAATCTATTCGTATCGACAAGGCATAAATCAAAAATACGGTCTTGAGCACGATCACAAATCTCCTATTGTGTTAGAAGTTGTCCCCAACATCAACTGTAACCTGGCCTGCAGAAACTGTTCAGAAAAACGCAGTTCAACTTGGGCAAAACATAAACAAATCAAAATCACACGGGATGACAACACATCAGTTGACAAGTTTTTGAATCTTTTGAAAGACTTTGATTTGAGCCAAGTTCAGGAAATAAATTTTTCGGGCGGCGAGCCCTTTCTCAATAATTCTATTGTCAAGTATCTGCAACCCTTGTCTACCCGCATTAATTTTAGTACAGTAGTGTTACGATTCAGTACTAACGGCACACATAAACTAAACCACAAGCTGGAAAAGTTCTTTTTGCAATTTCGGTTGGTGCAACCGCAGTTTAGTTTAGATGATGTGGGTGCTGGACATGAATACCAGCGTTGGCCATCCACATGGCCTGAATGGGAAAGCAACTGGAAAGACTTTCTAGCTCGTATGCCGCACAATGTGATGCCGGTTATAAACAGAACTGTAGGCATACTGAATGTGCATCGATTGCATCACTTAGACCAATGGCACGAAAATTATCAACACAACAGATTTGGAGATTCAATTGAGCTGCGTGATCATTTTGCATTAGATGAATACAGTCTAGACAATATCACTCCTGGTTTGAAAAAACTAGCATCTGTTGCCCCCAGTGCTCGGTCGCGTCAATATGTGGCAAATAGATCCCCTTCTGTGGACAACTTGCCAATGCTACAACAGCACATTTTGCTACAGGATCAAATACACGGTACTGATTTAAAAACTGTGGACCCAGATCTTTATCAAGCAATATTTTTGTAATTTTTAGAACCGCTAAATTAACATATGAATTTAATTTGTTTCCCACATTACACCTGCGGTGGCCTACTGTGTGATATCATGGAAGATACTATGAGTGAGTTTGCCGACAACGGCGGCATTGCCAGTCCCACACACAATGTTGGTAAAATTGGTGATTCTGCAGATGTGTTTACAGACTACGATGTTGACAAGTTCATGTCAAGAGTAGAACCTTGGATGGATTCCAGTAAATGGATAGGAACACATTGTTGGCCCGGTCCGCTACCGTTGGATCAGTTTGAATTTGTCATCAACATTACTACCACTACCTACGCCAGCAAAATATATCGTTGGTACAGAGCTTATCAACTGTTCTTTTCTCCCACGTGGAAACACCTATCGGGAGAAGAATTAGTCGATCAAATAAAACAAAAGGCCAAATTTTATCTTAAACCAGCGGAACCTGTGTTTGCACCCAATGTATTAAATTTGGAATTTGCTGATGTTGTACATCAAACTGAAGAACTAGCACAGGCCTTAGATAGAGGCCGCGTACCCAGAAGCGACTCAAATCCGCATTTAAAAAGATGGGCTGAACAAAACAAATTCTTGTACCAAGGTGACATATGGAACAGCACAGCAGCCAAAAGTTTTTTTCACGCTGAATTCGAAACCAACCTTGGTCGCGGCTATCAGTGGGGTAACAACAAGCATTACAACACATGAAGAAAATATACACATTTGGTGATGGTTTTGCAACCGGTCACTTGTGGCCTGAGTGGCCTCAAATACTACAGGCTCTGGTTCCAGAATATCAAGTGAACAATACCTGTTCTGCTGTGGGTGCAGGAGCAGAATTTCTAGTAACTGGATTTGTGGATCTTGTGCCGGAGTTAGAAAATCAATTGGTAATTTTTCAATGGCCACAGCCGGATCGATTTGACAAGCTGATCGAAGACAAACATTGGTTTCATATAGGGAAAACAGATCCTGTTTATCACTTTAATTTTCACAAGCGACCCTATGGAATTTGGTGGATCAGCAGTGCTAGTCAACAAGCAGAAGTACAAGAATATCATAGCAAATTTGTACAAATGGAACAGCACAGGATAAGATTAAAGAACTATCAGACACTAGTAAGTAACACTTTAGAAAATCTCAACTGTGAATACTTTTTTACATCTACTTTTGATCATCACTATTATTCAACTTTAAATAGATTCGCAGAGACGCGGCAACAAGAAGTACAGCCTAGTCCCATTGTGCACTATTATTTTTTAATGGAAAAGATACTGCCAAATATCAACATAACATACGACCCTGTACGAGCACAACGCTTGGAAAACTTAATCTCAACACAGACATGGCAAGCATACGACCCTTATCGCGACGAAATTTGGCGTGATCTTGTTGCCAAGTTAGATTAACTTAAACCGATAAATAATACAAAGGTATTGGCTATTATGCAGAAAAAAACCCGTAGCATTTTGGAAGAACTAGACACGATCTATCAAGATCGCTTTCAGGATCGAGACCGCCGCTATGTTGTAGAAAGTCGCGCCACTAATGTGATTGCCAGCGCCATTAGGTTAATCGAACAGATTGAGTCAGCTTATCCACCAGACCAAGCGGATAATCTAGTGAGAAAACTCTTGAACGCAATACGCGACAAAGATCCTAAGAAATTTACTCGTACAGTGAGAAGAACAGATGCAGATTAGAGACGTATTACTAGAGCAAACACCTCCAGCAGCACAACCTGCAGCAGCACCAGCAGCACAACCTGCTGCTGTAAAAAATGTACAGCAAGCCGCTACACAAACCAAAGGTCAACAAACTCAAGGCATGTTAAACATACAGGCTCTGAAACAACTGTTGCCAGGTGTGGATGGAAGCAAGTTGACACAGGCCATGATGGCTGTTAAATCTGGTGCTATGACAGCAGCGCATTATCAAATATTAGGAATGGCTTTTCAGCAGTTGGTCCAAGCAGATCCCAATACCACTGTACGAGTAATGAACCTGTTGAAAAAAGTACAGCAAGAACCAGTGGCAGAAGCAGGTGTAATGGATTATGCCAAGGCCTTGTTTAAACCATCTAGCGGCACACAAGGACAAACTCTAGCTCAACGTGCTGGTAGCGAACAAGCAATATCAATGGCTAGTCAACTTGGCAAAGAATTAGGAAATCAGTGGGCAAAAAAATCTTCACAGATACGACAAGCCGCAGCAGCAACCAATCAACCAGTTGACAACAAATATCTTCAAGCAAGTCTTATTGATCTGATTAATCGAGTGGCCTTCAAAGGCAGAATGAATCAAGTTGATCCCAGTGTTAAACCACAGATTGATGCGACAATAAATGCCATACTAACAGCTGGGTTAGATCCTGTTGCCAGCAAAAAAGCTTGGAGTACAATGGGGTTGTTGGCTTCTTCTGCACTAATGCCAGAGAAAGTAAAGAAAACAAAAAACCAAGTCGCAGCACAACCACAGACCGCTACAACAGCACAATCAGCGGCAACAGCTCAACCTGCTACCGCACCAGATGCTGCACAAGTTATTGCAAACTTAGAAAAAACAGTACCTAAAGATGTTCTTATGTCTGTTGCTGCCGAACTACTGAAAAAATATACATCGAGAGCAACTCCTAAATGATATTAAAAGAAGGCGGTAATGTATTCAAAGATACAGCAGGCAATCCGCTTACACAGCGTATTGCTCAGGCTGACGTGATGCCTACTGCACAATGGCTAGAAAAGATCACTGGCCTAGATTTAACAAAAGACAAAGACCCCCGCGACGGCAAACCCATCAAATGGCTAGGCTCAACAGGACGCAAAACTGACTCCGGTGACTTGGATATGAGTGTGGATGCTGGAGAAATGACCAAAGATCAGTTGATTGCAGTGTTAGCACAATGGGCCAAGAGCAAAGGCGTAGATCCCAACAAGTATATCAAAAAGTCTGGATCTGCTGTACACTTTTTTACTGCTATTAATGGTGATCCCAAAAACGGCTTTGTGCAAACAGACTTTATGTTTAGTAACAAACCCAAGTGGACACAGTTTGTATTGAGCAGCGATCCCCGTAGCAAATACAAAGGTGCTTTGCGCAACATCATGATGAACTCAATGGCCAAGGCCTTGGGCTACAAGTTGAATCAAAACGACGGCATTATGAATCGTGCTACTAACGAGTTGATCACCGATGATCCTGACATGGTGGCACAAATGTTGTTGAGTCCAAATGCCAAGCCTGCAGACCTATACAGCGTAGAATCTATTCTTAAAGCCTTGGAAGCAGATCCAAAACGTGCTGCAAAAATTGCCGACTTCAAAGCACACATGGAACGCGAAGGCCTGCAGTTTGACGAGGGCATTTACGAAAACACAGACTTGTACACTGAATATAACGAAGTCAATATTATGGCCCGATTGCGTGACCGCATTGTGAATCAAGGCATGCAGGTCATTGTAGAAGGTGTTCGCATTGAGCACCCTGAGGATATGATTTTTGATCAACGTCCCAGTGCTGGACTTAAACAGGCCTTGGACGGCATTGTTGCTGCTGCTGAAAATCCCAGCGAAACAACAGTAAAGTGGGATGGTAAGCCAGCTATCATATTTGGTCGCAAGCCCACAGGTGAATTTGTGCTCACAGACAAAGCCGGCTTTGGTGCCAAAGGCTATGATGGCCTAGCCACAAGTCCAGCGCAGATTGAGCGAATCATGAACATGCGCGGCGGTGAACGCGGCGAATTAATTGCCTTATACCAACGACTATTTCCGTTACTACGCCGTGCAGTACCACAAGACTTTCGCGGTTACATTCAAGGCGATCTATTATACAGTGAAACACCTGAGTTAGTGGGCAATGACTATGTGTTTACACCTAACACAGTAAAGTACACTGTACCTGCTGACACAGACTTAGGCCGTAAAATTGCTCAAAGCACTGCGGCTGTGGCTATACACACTGCATTATCTGCACCTGGTGCAACACCCGCTCCAATTCGTGCTGCTGCTCTAGCCAATAGCCCAGGTCTGTTAATTTTGGATCCTAGTTTAAAAGAACCTCGCAAAATCAAGTTGAACGCCAACACAGTCAAGGACGCAAACAGTTTGCTTACAAAGTATGGTGCTGCTATGGATCGTTTGTTTAATCCAGCCGAATTAAGAGCACGTAAAATCAGCGACTTTCCGTCCTTAATTAAAACCTACATCAACAGTCGTGTTCGTTCGGGCAGCTACGACAACTTGATTGGTGGTTTTGGCCAGTGGGTACAACAAAAAGCACCTGCAAAAGCACCACGTATATTTGAATGGGCAACAGAAAACAAGCAGGCAGTGGCAGCACTGTTCCAGGCATTTTTAGAAATATCCAGTCTTAAAAACAGTGTTGTTCGTCAACTAGATGCACAAGCGCACGATGTCAAGGCCAGCATCAACAATGAACCCGGACATGAAGGCTATGTGGGCAATGGCATGAAATTTGTGGATCGCATGCGATTTAGTGCCGCAAACTTTGCTAAAAACAATCCCGAATTAGATTAGGTACTGCCCAATTTCTTGCTTTTGGTATAAATAAGTGCAGGGACGAAAGTTTCCCACTTAACCAAGGAGCTTTAAAATGGCATATTTTCCACCAGCAAACGGTGATGCACAACCGGTATTTGCATTAGACATCAACAACGGCGCACAAACAGGCGACATCTCTTCAGCTGCTTTAGTGCAGATGCAGGGTCCTAAGTTAGACTACTTCAAAGTTATCGTTCAGAACGGTAGCAACCAAGCAGTTGACTTGACAAACCAGTTGGGCAACGTAACAAACGGTGTGTTCACACCAGGTGTTGTTGTTCAGATCAACCAGGCTATCCAGCGTACAGCTACTATCGCTATGTACCAAGTTGAAGCTGACTCAAGCGGTCAGATCAGCTACGGTATCTACCCAGCTGGTGCTTGGACTGCTGCTACTCTTGACGCAGCTCTAAAAGCACTAGGCAACGTTCAGATCACAGCCAGCAATGGTACAGTGACAGGCGTTGACGTTGCAGGTACAGACGTTACTACATCGGGTTTCAAACTAGCCTAATAGCCAGTTTATTAACCAAACCAGCCCCGGATTTATTTCGGGGCTTTCTTTTGACCATTAAATACCCACACTATGCAAACAATTCCATTATGGCCTGTGTTGCTGTATGACTTTCAGTGGGCCGAACACAACCAATATCGCGATGAACTCAAAAAAGTCTGCTATGACCTTGAAGCCAAGAAACATGTCAGTAATGTTGCGCCTGATGCCAAACGCGGACTTTACGAAAGTGGGTTTGATTTTGTAACAGTAGATAACCCTGCTGTATTAGCATTTAGTCATTGGGTCAAAGGTTGTTTTTTTCAAGCCGCCGCCGCTGCCAACAAACAGTATTGGCCTGCCGGAATGAATGTCAGTATTGAAATACATGAGTCTTGGTGTCACATCACTAGAGATGGTGGTTATCACGACATGCATGCGCACCCAAACAGTTCTTGGTCTGCTATCTATTATGTGGATACCGGCGACATGGGCTCCGACAACAAGAATGGAGTCAACAGATTTTACAATCCCAACAACAGTATGTACCTAGATGCTGGAACTGCTTGGACCACTGCCAATACCAGCATTGACTTTCAGGCAGAACCCGGTATGATGGTGGTATTTCCCAGCTGGGTCAACCACTCTGCTACAACTTATCGTGGCACAAAAGACCGCATAGTGATTGCACTAAACTGCAAAATAACACGGGCCGATATGTCGCAAGTATCGTTATCAATATGACTGTACGCATAAAATGTACCACTCGCTTTAACATCACAGAAACTGGCATACGTAATCGTGTGTTCAGATCAAACATGCCGTTTCACGACAAAACTGGACGCAAAATTGAAACCCAAGAACAATGGCAACTGGCCAGAAACCAACAAAGTAATTGGGAAACAGTCAATCAAGTGATCAGTTTACGCACCTTACCGGAGCGTATATCAACTCCTGTGGCAGATTCTGCTGCTGCAACATGGTCTTTTGAATTCGATGTAGTTGATCCAGGTTCTATTGCTGTCAACAACGACCCTGTAGGCTATTTAATAGCCGACTGTGACGGTGTTCCTATGATAACCGGTCTTGGTGAATCTGCAGATAATTCTGCTTTTTTGTCTAGCGCAGGCGACAATTCCAACATATGGTTTGACGTCGTTCGGTACTCAGACGATAAATAATCTGTCTAAGGATTTATTATGGTTGATACTACCGACATCGAAAAAAAGAGTTTGGAAGCACATGTAGAATTGTGTGCAGAACGCTATCGTTTTCTTGAAAACAAACTGGAAACTGTTGAAGCCACAGTCAGAAATGTCAATGAAACAGTTGTTGATATTAAGACCATGATGGATCAAATAGTAGACAAACGCAACGATCAAATAATCAAATGGGGCACTGCTATTATAGGTAGTTTGGTGGCTTCCATTGTTTATCTAGTGATGCATTACGTGATCAAATGAAACAAGACATAGCGTTAAAACGCTTGGAAAAACTGTTAGAAGAAGAATTTGAGCAGATCAGAAACAATCTGATATTTTGCGATAATGGTCAGTATTATGCATTCAATATCTATCAGATAGTAAAAAATTCCAACGGAACAGTAGATGTTATAAAGGGTCGCTATGACCCTAAAACTTTTAGCTCGTTTCGTATTGCACTCAGCTGGTGTATTGCTGACAAATATCAACAACTCAATTTGGCCTACCGTCTGATACAACTAGACCGAGAAAAATTGCGTATATCCACAGATATTGCTGTAAGACAATCCTTAGTACGTCAAATCAGCAATGCTGAACGCAAAGAAGCAGCACAGCTCAAGATAACAAGCAAGAAAACCAGTATTATCCAAGTGGAAAAACAATTAACTAAATGTGTCAATTTGGCTAAATACTGGCAAATACAAGGATTCAACCGCGATGAAACTGCACGAATTAGACGCACTCAAACAACAAGATAAAGCAGCACAAGTATTAGAAAAACGATTGGGTCAAACCGTTTCGTTTGATAATCTTAGCCTGCGCGAATCACGTCACATGCTGATGCGTGTACGTGGCCTGATCAATGAGCACAGATCTAGTGCCAAGTTTCATTCAAGTGAGACTGATCCAGCTTACCTCAAGTTGATCATGATTGAATCGGGATTGAAGGGACGCCTGCAAGAAGCAGCGGCTGCTCCTGCTGTTGTGCCTGGTGCCGCTCCTGCTGCAAATCCTGCTAACGTAGTA